ATAATATTAATTGAAAAAGAATTACTTTTTGTTTCTGGTGTGTCGACCAATAATCTAACCGTGGTTCGTGGACATACTGGTTTGAACGCCAGCACTGATCCAGTGGGTACATCCAGTTCTACACAAAATGCAAATTCTTTTTCAATAGCTGCTTCTCACGCAAATGGAACACTTGTCCGTTTAGCAAAAGGCAATGATACAGCAACAGATGATTTTGTAGGATGGAGTAAAGCGTCCTCAATCACGACTCCCGGAGCTGAAATAAGGACATGGTCACATGATAACTTTGGTGAGGATTTAATTTTAAACCCAAGAGACGGAGCTATATATTATTGGGATAAATCTACTGGACTTGGTACTCGTGCAGAGGAACTAAACGATACCTCTCTTTATACTGGTAAATCAAGTATACCTACTATAGCTAAACAAGTTTTAGTTTCTGATCAAGATCGCCATGTTATTGCTTTTGGTTGCGATGGGTTTGGTGCATTATCTACATCTCCGCAGGGTAATGGTATACAAGACCCACTCTTAATACGTTTTAGTTCACAAGAAAATCCGGTGGATTGGTTTCCAACTGCGACAAACACAGCTGGTGATTTAAGGCTTGGTGGTGGGTCCACTTTTATGCAGGCAGTAGAAACAAAACAACAACTTCTTGTGTTTACAAACAAAACGCTACACTCTATGAAATTTATTGGACCACCCTTTACTTTTGGCTTGCAAGAATTATCAAAAAATATCACAATCATGAGCCCAGCCTCTGCTGTAGCGGTTGAAGATATTGTATTTTGGATGGGTGTCGATACTTTTTATGTTTATGCTGGGGGCACACAACAGCTACCATGCACTGTAAAAGATAAAGTATTTTTAGATTTTAATTTTGATGAAAGAGATAAAGTTCATGTAGGTGTTAACTCAGAATTTAGTGAGGTTATTTGGTTTTACCCAAAAGCAGGTAGTTCTTCTGTCAATGCTTATGTTGTTTATAACTATACCGAAAAAGTTTGGTACTATGGAACATTAAACAGAGATGCTTGGATAGATCGTGGAATTAGAACCTTTCCAATAGCCACAGGCAATTCTTTATTATATAACCATGAATTAACAAACGACGATGATGGTTCTGCTATGACTTCATTTATTGAAACAGGGCCTATGGATATGAGTGATGGTGATAAATTTATATCTATAAAACAAATGTTACCCGACATTACTTTTAATGGATCAACTGATCCAACCCCAAGTGTTTCATTTACACTTAAAGCAAAAAACTCAGCTGGTGGCAATTTTTTACAATCAGAGTCAAGCAACACAACACGAAGCACAACAACTCCAGTAGAACAATTTACAGATAAAATTGATTATCGTGTACGAGGACGTTCTTTCGCTTTAAAAGTAGAATCTACAGGCACTGGGGTCAAGTACAAGTTAGGCACACCTCGTGTTGATATGCGACCAGATGGGAGAAGATGATGCTAGTCAACGGTATACCACAATATTTGCAAAATTTACGAAATGCAACAGTAGATTTAACAACAGCAAACACTGGACTGCAAAGTGTTTACACTGTACCAACAGAGGCAGATTTTAATGCGTCAGTTATTAGTTCTATACTGGTATCAAATGATAGTGGAAGTGACTCAACAATTGATGTCTTTATAGATAGTTTGCCTATATTTAAAGCTAAAGCAGTTTCAGCAAATACAACAGTAGAATTATTAACAAAAGATCTTGTACTTAATGAAGGTGAAATTTTAAAAGTTCAAGCAGCACATAATGATAGATTAGCGGTCGTTGCAAGTATACAAGAATTTGCAAAGACAAGAATAACAACAAGTGCTATAAGTGGAATATAGACTTAACAAAAAAAATGAGGTAATATCTGTCTATGGATCTGGCAATTAAGGAAGAAAAAATACCATCTGGCGGTATAGCTGACTTTATTTACACGGATGAGGAGCTACAAAACTTAGAAAACCAAGAGGTTGAACAAGAGTTTGGTAAGGACGGTATTGCACAATTTAAAGAGGTTGGTAAGAAAATAGCGACCTATGGACGTTATGGTGATGATACGGTTGCTCACGTTGAAACAGGCGAGCTTATCGTCCCACGGGCCTTGATAGAAAATAATCCAGAACTAAAAGAAAGTATTTTTTCTCATTTAAAAGAGCTGGGCGTTGAAGATCCAGAGAGGTATGTTGTAGGCACAAAGAAAAACAGTATCAATCCTGATACAGGTTTACCTGAGTTTTTTCTTAAAAAGTTATTTAAAAGTGTGTCAAAAGGTATAAGCTCTATAGGTAAAGGCGTATCAAGAGCATTAAGTGGTGTTGGTAAAGCTCTTAAAAAGGTTGCTCCAATAGTTTTGCCTATGGTATTAGCAGCCACGCCTCTTGGGCCAATCTATGGTGCAGCTTTAGGTTCAGGTATCTCAACGCTTATGCAAGGCGGTGATCTAGGGGATGCAGTGAAAAGTGCAGCTTTAGCTGGTGGAGTAGGTGCTATCTACAGTGGTGCAAGTAGTGCTATGGCTGGAAAAGGTTTTGGAGCAGGTATATCTGCGGATTTAGCTAGTCCCGGTGCAAGGTTTGAACAATTATCTTTGACGGACCCTTTTAAATCTTTTCAACCTACCCCTTCAAAAGTTGACATTCAAAAATTAGACCCAATAAAAACAGCTGATATTGACGTTACGGTGGGTAAAGATAATTTTGGGGAATTTGATCCTTTAGTACCTAAAAAGCCGACTATGTATGAGAGTTTAAAAAGCGGTGCAAGTAAAGTCGGTGATTATATAATGCCTGATAAAAAAAGTTTTGTAGATGTTTTGAAAGAAAAAAACATAGATCCACTGAAAGCTACTGAGGCACAAATAAAAGTAGCAAAAGAAATAGCAAGTAAAGAAGGACCGGGATTTCTAAGAAGATACGGTCCAACAGCTGGTCTAGCTGGTCTTGGACTGTACGCTGCGGGTGCTTTTGATGCACCTGAACAAGATAAACTTAACATACCTATTAGTGGTATGGAGTTATTTAAACAGAACCCTGACCTATATAGAATTGCAAACTTAACACCAAGACGAGCAACACGCAAAGATGAGACAGAAAAAGAAAGAGATTTTATCTACGAGCCTTACAAGTTCAAAGACCCTAATGTCTTTTATTTAAGACAAGGCGGACTAGCTGCCCTTGGATCAACTATAAACCAAAAATTACAAGAACCAGCTGGTATGAAAGCACAAGAGATACCAAGTTTCTTAAAAGAAGTAGAGACAATGACAGAAACTAAATTTGGAATAGATATACCAAGTTTAGGCGAAAGACCTTTGGGTTTAGGTATGCCTCAGATACCCAGAGAACTTACAACTCCCGGCTTAGGTGGCATCAGATTAGGCTCTTCCGGTCCAGCTACTACCATAATGGAAGGGTTGCCATCAAATTCTGGTGACGTTTTTCAAGCTTATATGCCTATAGATCAAGGTGAGGGTATAGATCAGTTTGGTAAACCTATGCCAACAAACGAGCAAACAGGTCCAGCAATGACTGACGATGAACGTTTAAATATGTTAAAATCAGCTTTTGGGCAAGGTGTAAGTCAAAGCGGGACAGGTGCTTTTGGTGGTGGAGGTGCAAGACAATCAGGTTTACAAAACTTTATAACTGGGATCGGGGCTTTAGGTTTAGCTGATGGCGGTGATGTATTTCCAAGAAGAAATGGAGGTATAGGACCAAATGAAGGTACACCGGGCAAAGACAGCGTTAGAGCCATGCTTATGCCGGGTGAATTTGTGATGACAACAGACGCTGTAAGAGGTTTAGGTAATGGAGATCTTAACACTGGCATAAAAAATATGTATAGTGTAATGAGTAAATTAGAGAAAAAAGGAAAGGCGATGGCATAATGGCTACAGAAGAAGTAATTCAAACCGTTAGGGAAAGCCCTGAAATAGAAGCCTACCGAATAGGTTTATTAGATTCAGCAAAAGATCTTGCTGATCAAGAAATAGATCTGCCTACACTAGATATAGCAGATATGACTGATTTGCAGCTTGCTGCTTTAGCTCAATCTGAAGAGGGCTTAGGAGCTTTTCTACCATATATTGATCAGGCAGGAGCTACACTAGCGGATGCAAAAACAACATTAGGCGGAGTAGAAGACGCTTTAAGAGCTGGTGCTGGTCCTGTAACAGATGAAATGTTGCAAAGGTATATGAACCCTTATCAACAGGCTATTCAAGATGAGATTAATCGTTCTTATGATATGCAGCTTAACCAAGCAAGAGCTGGTGCTGTAGGTTCTGGTGCTTTTGGTGGTTCAAGAGGTCAAATCGTAGGTTCTGAAGTAGATAGAAACAGAGCGAGTGCTTTGGCCAGATCACAGGCAGAAAATTTTATGCAAGCTCAAGCAGCTGCTGAAAGAGAATTAGCAAGGCAAACAGCTCTTGGTCAAGGCATAGCAGGTCTTGCGGGAGCTCAAGGTCAACTTGGATTAAGACAAGCTGCCTTAGGTGAGGCTGGACAGAATTTATTACAAAGAGATGTTGAAGGTGCTTTCAAGATGGGCGGCCTTGAGCAAGCTTATGATCAAGCAAAATTAGATGCTCAGTATAAAAGTGATTTAGCACAACTATATGAGCCATATCAAAGATTAGGGTTCTTGTCTGATATATATAGCAAGACTCCGACCTCCCAGTCTACTATTACTCAGTCAAGTACACCTAATGTATCACCATTTCAACAATATTTAGGTCTTGGTATCGCTGGATTATCAGCGGCAGCAGGAGCAAACAAAGCGGGGTTATTCGGATGATGAATAGAGCATTACTACAAAGACAAATGTTTCGCAATGGCGGAGCAGCTGGTATGAAAACCATTCCAGCAGATAACACTGGTCTGAAGGCATTAGCTCAAGAACGACCAGATGTCGTAAGAAAAATGGGTTTCAAACCTATGCAAGAAGGTGGCATGGCTGGAATGCCTGCTCAACCTCAAGGACAAATTGATCCTAATATGTTAGCTGCTACTTTAGGAGATGTAGCACAGGACACAGGGGACTTGGAACAAGCACCTGACTTTCAATCTATGATGAACCAGTTCAGTGGCGAAAATAAATCAGAGGAAGAAAGAAGAGATGATTTGGCAAGTATAGTTGGACCAGAGGACGCGGCTCAAA